TTGAAGGGACTGGAGAATTGTATTAATCTTAAGTGGCTCGACATCTCTAATACACAAATCAAATCTTTGAAGGGACTAGAGAATTGTATTAATCTTAAGTGGATTCACATCTCTAATACACAAATTACATCTTTGAAGGGACTAGAGAGCTGTGTTAATCTTAAGGTGCTTAAACTCTCTAATACACAAATTACATCTTTGAAGGGACTAGAGAGCTGTGTTAATCTGGTGGATATTACACTCTCTAATACACAAATCAAATCTTTGAAGGGACTGGAGAATTGTATTAATCTTGGGTGGATTCACATCTCTAATACACAAATTACATCTTTGAAGGGACTAGAGAGCTGTGTTAATCTTAAGGTGCTTAAACTCTCTAATACACAAATTACATCTTTGAAGGGACTGGAGAGCTGTGTTAATCTGGTGGATATTAAACTCTCTAATACACAAATCAAATCTTTGAAGGGACTGGAGAATTGTATTAATCTTGGGTGGCTCGACATCTCTAATACACAAATCAAATCTTTGAAGGGACTAGAGAATTGTATTAATCTGGTGGATATTACACTCTCTAATACACAAATTACATCTTTGAAGGGACTGGAGAACTGTATTAATCTTCAAATATATAAATAATAAAAATATAATGAACTTATTTTACTCCAGGACTATACAAGAGGAAGAACAAGAACAGTCTGCAAATCCTACAAACCAATCTTAATAATCAACTTTTACAAATCTATATGAATAACAACGAAAACCAAGTAATGGCAATTACTCAAAATATCAAAGAAATGCTTAATCAATTGCAAGAATTAGCAGATGACCATTTTGACCTTAGTTCGGAATATATCACAGATGAGCAAGTAGAAGCGTTATTATATACTCAAAAAGCTATGAGACACACTTTACAAAGAGCAAAAAAAGTATCTCAAAGCTAAAAATATAATGAAAATACTGAAAATACTTTCACTCTTTGACGGGATATCTGCCCTACAATTTGCACTAAACAACTGCGGAATAAAAGACTATAAATATTAAACGAAGTGAAACCTAAATATTTTTTGGCGGAAAATGTGGCTAGTATGAGTAAGGAAATGAAAAATTTAATAACTAGCCATTTATACTGGAACTCAATTGAAAAAAAACAAAGGAGTATGGTTGCAATACCAATGCCAACGGTATATATTGAAGATATTCAAAAAAAAGATAATATTCATTTCTACGAAAAAGAGGAGCTATTCCATGTGTACGATGGTGAGTTTCATCTTATAAAGGCATCTAAATTTCCACCAAAATTTGAAGGTATATTTTTTCAGGTAAGAAAACTAACGCCCAACGAATGTGCAAGACTTCAAGGGTTTCCTGATGATTACCATGATAGCGTTTCAAACACGCAAGCTTATAAATGCTATGGCAATTCATTCACTGTTCCAATTATAGAACATATTTTAAAACATTTATGAAAGAAAGTCTTTTTAGATGTTTAATAAAAAAATCAAACATTTTTTCAACAAATGAAGGGGAAATTTATTGTACTCGATGGTTGCGACTTTACTGGTAAAAGTACACAAATTCAAAAAATTGCTTCCTACTTGCGAAGTAGAAACATAAAACATATCACAACTCGCGAACCCGGTGGCACACAAATTGGTGAACAAATTCGAGCAGTGGTTCTAGAAAATGGCAAACAATTGCATTCAAGTACAGAGCTTTTGCTTTTTATGGCGTCTCGTAGTGAACATATTTACAGTAAAATTATTCCAATGCTTGAGCAGGGAATTTCAATCATCTGTGATCGCTTTCTTGCATCAAGCTTTGTGTATCAAGGGATATTAAGGGGTGCGTCAAGTAGCGTGATCTTCAATCTACATAGGGAAATTTTTAATAATTTACAACCAGACACAATGTTTATTCTGGATATGCAACCTGAGCAAATCTTAGAACGCATGCAGGAAGTTGCGTTTAGAGGGTGTAATTCCTATGATAGTACAAAGCTTGAAGAAATCGTAAAAATACGCAATGGGTTTTTAGCATTTGCAAAAACACAACAATGCAAGGTAATTGATGCAAATCAAGAACAAGAAGAGGTTTTTGAACATATGCTAGATAGTATCAATATTATTTTCAATATTAGCTGATCTATTTATTTCTTGATACAATTTAATATTTATTTTTCGCTTGACTTTTATATAATGTTAATTATATATATTTAACTTTAACTATAAAAAACTATACTATGTCTTTTGAAATAGCAAAAAGAGAAGCAGTTCCATTGATGATTGCTCTTTCTGGTCCATCTGGATCAGGTAAAACATATTCTGCACTAATGATGGCGGCTGGAATATCTGGTAAAAACGGTAAGGTTGGTTTTATTGACACAGAAGCTGGAAGAGGCTCTATGTATGCCGATGATACTGATATTATTAATGTAATGCCAGATGGTAAATATTACATGCAAAAACTTACTGAACCATTTACACCGCAAAAATACATGGAGGCAATTAAGGGAGCAATTAAGTTTGGAATTACAACACTTGTGATAGACTCTACATCTCACGAATGGGAAGGTCTTGGGGGATGTCAAGACATTGCAGAAAATAATAAACTTAAAGGTCTACCCAATTGGGCTATGGCAAAAATGCAACATAAGAAATTTACAAATCTTATCACACAAGCACCAATACACATTATATTTTGTTTACGTGCAAGAGAAAAAACAGAACCAACAAAAGACCCACAAACGGGTAAGATTGTAATGGTAAACCACGGAGTTAAGCCAATACAGGAAAAGAACTTTATGTTTGATATGACGCTGTCCATGATGTTTGATGAAGAATGCCCTGGAAAACCAAAGCTTACCAAATGTCCAAAACCATTATTACATTTATTTCATGGCAATCAAACCATTGTTACACAAAACACGGGTAGTAAGCTTAAAGAGTGGGCAGATGGTGGAGAAAGTATTGATATAAAATTACGCAATCTAAAAAGAGAATGTAAGGAGGCGGCAATGAATGGAAATCTTGCGTTGAATGAATTTTTAAAGATCTTGCCACAAGAAGACAAGGAGCTTTTAACGAACCCATTAAACAAAGATTTCCAACTTGAAGTAAGGTCTTTAGCTGAAGAAGCAGACAGAATAACACCGACAGAAGAAGTTAAACTTTTTAACAATGAATAATATAAAGCCGATACTTGGTAAGCACATACATACAGTGCTAATAAAGCAGGGAATAACACAAAGAAGATTGGCAGATGAGCTTAATCTAACATATTGTTTAATTAATGGCTACATCAGCGGTAAGCACAATATTAGCCTTCAACGATTGTATGATATATCACAAATACTTGATGTATCTATTCTTGACTTAATGCCCGATGAAATAAAATAATTTTTATACTTATATGTCCTTAATAATAATACAAAATGCACAGCTATCACACTATGAATACAATGGAGTTGAATATAATGAACCAAAAATATACACATCTTCAGAGGGAAAAAAAGTAATAGTCTTTGAAATAAGTGAGGCAATTGCAGTGTGGAATAAACAAGAACAAAAAAATGACTTTAAACGCAGACATTGGAAATGTGTAATGTTTGGATATGTTGCAGAGCAATTTGAAAAAGAATATGACTTCAACCCAAACACAATCACGAAAATTTCCTTTACAGGAAAACTAAATGATACCGTAGAGGGTACAATCCCCGTTGGTCAATATGAGGGTAAGGCGTACCGTGACACATTGGCAGTGCAACCAAACTTTACCATAAACAGTGTTATTAAAAAGAACAAGGAAGGTGATGCACAGGAAAGCACACATGATGTAGATAATACAATTGAGGACGATATACCGTTTTAAAAGATAAAAAAGGTTGATATATGAAAAACGAGAAAAAAACAGATTTAACAATTTTGAATTTTGACAACAATGAAGCACAAGAAAGCATGGATTTTACAATAAACATTGTTCCACTTTCAGTTAATGAAGCGTGGCAAGGAAGGCGGTATAAAACAGATAGATACAAACTGTATGAAAAAGAATTATTGTATCGCCTTCCAGCAAAAGAATTGCCAAAACCACCATACAAGGTACATTTTGAATTTGGCATTAATCCACTAATGGACTGGGATAATCCAATAAAACCGCTTCAAGATATTCTACAAAAAAAATATGGTTTTAATGATAGAGATGTTTTAATGGCGGTTGTTGAAAAAAAACCCGTCAAAAGGGGGCAGGAATATATCAATGCCACCATTTCTGCTTTTTAAAAATTAGTTATTAATTCAAAATGTGGTAAATCATGAAAAGTTTGATCTTTAAAAGAATTATCACCATCCCAGTCAGAACCGCATCTTATTTTATGAGTCATTTTTCCTTCATGATATAGTCTATTAGCAACGCCTTTTACATAGCCAGCATAATGATAAAATCTGTGTAAATCACTCCAATCAATTGGATAAGGCACGCTGTCGACGGCTAGAGATTTGTCTCTATATTCTGTTATTTGGTGTTTGGATATTTTTGTTACACCATCTAACTTTGATTTACCTTGAGCAAACAATTCTTGCTGCCTCTCCGCAGTCCTTATACCTTCTAATATGGAATTATCATAGTCTTTAATCACTTCGGTAAATAATATAATCAAATCATCATGGCAAGCTTTTAATTTAGATAACGAGTTGTTTGAATAATTTGGCATATTAAAATGAATAATTAATTTTAGTTACAATATTTTACTCTCTGCAATGTGTTATTCCCAACATTTCATTGTGAATAATGAAATAATTAATATTTTTATCACTAACAACTTTTTTTTCTTCAAAATTAAGACAAATAGGCTGACCCCATAAGTAAAAATCGTCTGTCGAAGTATCAGTTATGCTACAGTCGGTTAAGCTTATTAGCACGACCAAGCTTAGCAATATCTTTTTCGATATTTTTAACTTTTTTAACATTTTTTATAGATTTTTTTAATTGTTTTGTTTGTTCTTTGTTCTTCCCTGCTCTAGAACCTAAAAAAAATATTACAAATATTCCACTAATAATTGAGAATATTTTAACTACTATACCCTTCATAATGATTTTTTATTTATTGCATTTTCAAACACACCCACTCCCAGCAAACTGCCACCAGCAATTAAAAATATATTGATTATTCCCAAAGCAGTAGAGGCATCAGATGCACCCTTAAATAAGCTATATGCGAATAAAATACTAGAAAATAAAATGCCTGTTCCGAGCAATATCGAACCCCATAAGCGTTTAGAACTCTTGTTTCCCGTGGTATCTTGTAAAAATTGATTCATTATTTATAGCGAATTAAGGTTAATATTTTTATTTAATTTAATGTCCACGATTTATATATATCATTTGCTTTGATTAAAATAAGCTCCTCACAATCATCTTTACCAAAATAGCGACAGCGAGGCTCAAAATCTTTAATAATCGCTAACGCAACGATCCACAAAGGCTGTCCTTTATTGTCACGCTGCACAACATAAAGATATCGATCAATATCTTTACGCAACCCCATTAAAAGACCTGATAAATCTGAATATTTTGCCTTTATCTCGTTAACACTCATAGTGCGAGCAACTCCTATAGTTGAGTTGTGAATTAGATCTTCATATGTACGCTCTTGTATTGAAAATCTATTTTTATTTAAGGGGTTTGCATTTTGCATTGAACTAACTTCGATAATTTGATCTACCTGCGGAACATAACCAAAAACAGACCAAGGCTTCCCATCATGTAGGTTATCGGATTCGTGTAATGAAATTTTCATAGAATAACAGCCTTGACCGCAACGGTAACTTAAATCAAGCAATATACTCTGTATACTTGTTTTGGGATCGGCAAAATGGGTACGAGAAAGATTGCGAACATATTCATTTAAATGAATTCTGTCTAAATATCTACCGCCAACAACAAACGCACACAATATAATAAATCTTAATAATACGGCTGATTTTCTCACAGAAAGCAACCACACACAACATTCATAATATGAAGTAAGTTTTTTTATTAAATGTATCATATTATTTTAAATACTTAGTCGCGATTATCTCTTAAATAAAATTCTTTTGTTTCCCAAATTACCATTAAATAAATTAACGGGAGTTATTTCTAATGGGTTTCCATACTCAATATGGCTAACATCAACTCCTTGATCTATTAAAAACAAAGCTTCAAGCCATGAACAAAATCCTCCATCAGTTTTAGGTTGTTTTATTTTTTTATCTAAAAAATCAATATCAATTCCTGACATAACCGCTAATTCTTTAGAATAAGGAACTGCATAATATTTTTTTTCAAAAGCTTTTGCTTTAACTTTATCAACATATCTATCAATAGTTTCAATGTAACAAATACCTTGGAAGACTTTCAGCTTATTGAACAAATCATTTTGTTCCATACCTCTTTCCATTGTTGCTTCGAAAACTTTCGCAACCATTTTATTATCTTCTTCATCAAATCTGAACCTAGAGATATGATTAACGTGATCTATTGATTTGTCACCATTAAAGAGATTTAATAATTTTGTAGCTAATAATAAAGGGCTTCTCCATACATTATGGAAGTTACAATAATAAGAAAAATATAATATATGTATTTTATCTTTATCTAAACGATCTATCGCTGTTTGGATATTTGACTTCAAATATAATATATCTAGATCCTTTTCCATCACTCAATGTTTAGTTTTTGGTTTTTTAAATAGTTTGTTGTAAAATCATATTTGTCTATTTCCTCAATCGTAGTTAAATTATTTAAGGTATGTATATGCGTTTTGTAAATACCATAGTTAGCATTTGTAACGTTTAACATGAATATATATAACTGTCTCAATTGAACTAATGTTATGCTAATTGATCCGTCTTCGTAGAAATATTCAAATTTAGCATCTTCCTCAGCTATTACCTTTAACTTTATTTGCTGTTCCAAATGTTGAATCTGTTCAATAATTAACTTTCTACCTTCCGTAGATAATGATAAGACAAAGCGATTGTTTATTTTCATTTCTCTTATTTCAGGAGAAATGAAATAGTAATTGTCTAGTTCGTTAATTTTTAGTTCCTTTTTCTCCGAGATTGTAGGTTCTTTCGGTTTTTCAATATCCTCATAGATCCATTTTTTACCATTCCATTTTATAAGTTTACCATCTTTCTCATTTAATGGTTTTAAAAACGTGGCGTTTCTAGGTAAAAGATATAGATCGTTCTCTAAAGGATCTTTTGTTGCCTTATCTGACCCAAGATAATATCCGAGATCATCAAAATTGTGTGTTAATTTTTCCATTTTTCAATTTAAACTTAAAGATATTTGATTTTGTACACAAGGGCTACGTTTTTAGGTCTAGTTTCTATATCACCAGTTGACAGGGTGGTGCTGTATCTGAAGATGTTATTCGTATAATCATCCCCAGATGTATAATCTCCAGTCCCTCCTCCTGTAATTGTACCTTCCGGTACACTATGGGTATGACTCTTAAATGCATCTGCCTGATAACTACCTAAACTTCTACTAGAAGATTTCCCTCTTATGAATCTATCCCTTAAATCTGGAAGATAAAAGTATGTTGATCCGCTACCCCAAGTATCACCTATAGCTGCATATAAATTCGCATACGTTGTTTTTGACAGAGATGCCCCATTACATTCCAAATAACCATAGGGCATTGTTGTGGAAGCATGTGCAGATATATCACCTGTGGGAACATGGAAGTTATTAACTAATTTCCAAGCATTAGAACCATTAGAAATTAACCTCAAACTACCATACGTACCCACTATATCAAAGTAAGTTAGATTGTCCAATGTATCTGATCCAGTCCTATAGACTCTTATCTTATTTGTAGAATTAACAGAGCCTGACTCATCAATAATTATAATCTCAGAACCCGCTTCAACAGTATTTGCGAGTGGGAGGTAGAAGCTCCTTGGAGCAGACATAGTGCCGTTTTGAGCAACAACTTTATCTGTAGCTAAAATAGTATAATTTGCATCAGAAACAGTTGTTCTTCTATCAATTCCTAGACTTGTCCTTGCTGCAGCACTATCTGCTGAACCTAAAAAAGTAACAATATCAGTAGTATATTGATCTGATATTTTAGCAAGCAGTTGAATAATTGAAACTTTTTTATCTACACTTGATTCATTTAAATGCAGATAAGCGGCATCATTAATTGTTCCTGTTTTAGCCGGTAAGGCTGATATTGAAATGGTTGTCATAATTCTTAATTAATTTTAAAATTCACACTAAAAGCTTTAATATTTGCCGCTGTTGCACCAGAAATAGGAATAGTCCCATTAGCGTCTGGCGTTCCAAAAGTCAAAGTATTATTACTAATTATCTTTGTAGTTCCTGCAGAAGCACTTGGTTTATCAGCAAAACCCAAAACATAATCATCTAAATTTGTGCTATCAAAAGCAACAATAAATGAAAAATGTCCATCTTTTGTCAATCCTGCTCCAAGTCCAGTTGTAGCTTCAACTAAATCATTAGTAAAACTACTCCACAGCCCCAATGCATTAAACATAAAATTTAAATGGTTTAATGAAAAATTTCCATCTAAACTTCCATTTTGCTTAAGTTCGTCTGTTGGCTCTAATTTATTACTTCCACCTTGTCTTGTTTCTATAGCGTCTGCTGCCGCCCACTCAATTATATTTTCTGGTTTTATTGACATAATATTTTATTTATTAAATTATTGGTAAGCTAAATTTGCCTTTCCACCATCGATTACATTTTGATTGGCATCATAACAGCCTATTGTAGCACCTGTATCTGTAACAATAGTGTATCCTGTATCAGTTATTAAAGGTAAAGTTTCCACAACTCCAAATGCTCGACCTTCAAAAATTTGTTGCAAACGATCATCTAAGGCTGAACCTTGGTAATTAGCAACAAATTGTGAACCTGCATCATCAACTAGATTGTATCCTGTATCAGTTATTAAATTAGCCTCTATTGTAGCAACTTCTGTTGCAATAAATGGAACTTCGCCTACAGAAGCATAAATTAAAACAGATACACCTGCCGCCGATAATTTATCTATTACCGAATGAATATTTAAAGGTAAAGTAGTGCCATTAGTATAAATAGTGTAAGCCGCTGGTGGATTGTCAGAATAAACAACCTTTGTTGCTTCTGTGATTACTGTTAAAATCTCAACAACGTCTTCTACAAATCCGCGAGAAGTATTTTTAAAAATTTTAAGAGTAATCGCCGAACGATAATCATCGTCACTTCTTCCTTCTCTTTTTTCCACAACAACGTCCCCTATCAAATCTAATTGCTTTCCCGAAGCATTGGCAATATTTAAAATTGTTTTAAGATCGGCAAAAACAATATCTAATTCATCAAAGGTTGTTGCCGCAACCTCTAAAATTTTATTAAAGTTGCTCGATGATTTAAATTGCTCAATATTTAACTGTTTGATAGTATCGTAAATGCTCATTATAATGTTATAATCATTCTGCTTAAATCAAAATTGGGTTTTTGCCGAATTGTGCAATTAATATTACTAGAACCATAGGTGGGTGTTCCGCCTGATGTTGAAGTTGAAGCAATGGTTATTGTAACCGAACCAATGCCAGAGATTTCATAAACAGGTTTATAAAATTTTTGTAAAACAATAACATCGCCAATATTAAAATAATCTTGAGCAAACTCTAATAATGCAGCTTTAATTGCCGCTTCGCCGTCTGCCGGAAAAGCTTCTTCAGTATTATAAGAATCAATAACAACCTTAACCCAAAAATATAAGCTGCTAGGTCTTGAAAATTTAATATTATGGGGCGTACTTTGTGCATCAATTACCTCAACCGTTACATTGCCATCTGATTTTATTCCCGCAACTTTCATTTGGAATAATTTTTCAGCAATATTTGTATTAGAGCCACCCTCAATAACTGTTTCAAAAGATTTAGCAGCAATTCCGTTTACATCTTCTGTTAGATCATCATTTTCATACACTCTACAATAACTAGTTCCCGGAACTTCATTTAATAATTTTGCTCTAATAGCATCAACAAAATTAAATCCTGCAACAGCTATATCTTGTTGAGTTCTTAATCTTAATTCTTGTGTACCTTCAATTGCTCTTCCCGCTTCTCCTGCATAATAATTTAAAACAGATATTGAATCTAAGCCAGCTAAAGATTCAGAAATTTCATTTATTGTTTCAGCGGCAACTTCATTCACTCCTACTTCTAACGCTTGAACTTCAATTGCCGATTGAACTTTGCCAACAGTTAATTTTGAATCGCCAGCAATATCATAAAGATCATTTTTATCAGTAGCTTCAATAGTCATCAAGCCACTACCTTCATTGGTCACAGTTAAACCAATAGCAGCCCCCTCAACAACGCCCTTTAATCCTGCAACAATTTCATCAGCTGTAGCTGTTCCATCTGAAACATAAGAATAGGAATTGCCATCAATATAAAAGCGGTAAGTAGCATTATCAGTTACAGTTGAAGCTGTAAATTGAATCCAATTACAAGCACCTTGAGTTATAAAACCACTGTTAAGAGTTTTAAATATTAATTCTGTTGAAGATTGTTTTACTTGAGTATTAAGAGGAATTAAAGTAGCATTATCACCTTTAAAACTTACGCTTGCTGTAGAAGCAGAAGCACCTTTTTTATTAATTCCGACCAATGAAACTGCATTTTCTAAGGGAACTCCTGAAGCAGAATTTCTATTTAATGAATTGTAAGTATCTTCTGCAGTTTGCCATAAAGAGTCAGACATAGCACCAATTAAACCTATTATAATGGAATTTGGCGAATCTTCGCTTAAATCCGAATCTTGACCAAATTTATCTTTCCATGATATTTCCAAATCATCTATGATTTGTTGATTGGTCTTTCTAATAAAACCACTGGAAGTTACGCCGTAAGACATATTTTCAAAAAACCATTTATTAGAATAATATAATACATAATTATTAAAGTACAATAAAATTATTTAGTATTACTGTGTTGCTAACTGAAGTAATGCTAAAGGCATATAATATTTGCCTGTTACTCGCGTTATAATCAACAGAACTTTCTATAACAGACTTCACGCCCTCAATATCTAACAACTGTTCTCTAAAAATACTTTCTAAAATATTTAAATCAATATTCTTAGTACCTAGTATATTTTCAAAATATGGAAGCCCATGTTCTGAATTTAAAAACCATTCGTCTTTAAAAAATTTAAGTCTAATTTTTATTCTTTGTAATATTTCTTGATTTGTATTTGCACCAGTTAAAATAGTCAACCTATTTTTGGTAAAATATAAATCATTTTCAGAATTTAACGCTAATGTACTCATGATTCTATTATAATTAAGTTACTATCCCCGAAGTTCCACCCCCCGGCGTAACTCCTATATGGGTATGAATTGCAAAGTCTTTTCCTCCAATTGAAGCTGTAGCTCCCTTTAATTCCGAAGTTGCCTCAACATTGGACGCCGTTAATTTACCTGATATTGTAACATCTCCGGTAATGTCAACACTTCCTGTAATATTTATATTTGGAAATGTAATATTTCCTTCTGTTCCGTTAATATCGATAACACCTGAAGGTTTTAATTTTACTTCCGATCCATCATATTTAATAAGCAAATCTGTGTTATTGGCAGCCGGTGAATTAGTTCCAAAATCTCTTAATCCTATATGTGCAACAGCGTCTGTCAGATTATTTTGCCTAGGATCGTCTGGCGTGACCTGATTACCATTTTGTAACCATTCTTCTAAACTTTTTTCAGCAAATACCAACAAAACCTTATCACCAATATTAACGGGAAAAGTAATTGAAGCACCACCAGAAGCGGGTTGAATAACGGGAACATTGAAAATAGCTGGTAATTTTACAACTTCACCATCATTATATTTTTGATTTAAAGATGGTTGAACCTTTGCTCTTTGCTTTGAATAATCATATTCTAATATTTTACCCGGCATACATATATGTATATCAGCAATTTTATTAGAAATAATAATATTTAATAGTTCTGTTTTATTCATTTTTCTATTGCTTTAATTTCAGCAGACCAATTATTATCATGAGTGTCTCCAACAAATTTTACTGCTTTTACTAAAAAAGTTCCATTAACATTAGAACTTTCAACTTTTATTAAATTTTTAGGTTGAATAGACGGTATTATTAAGCATCTAATTTTCCAACCATCAGTTGATTTATTGTTTTTGATTTTAGTTTTAACTAACTCTTCTTTAAATCTTTCAGGCTTACCAATCAAGCCTGTAGAAGGCGATAAAAATTGTGATAATATTGTCTTATCAGACTCATTTGGTTTAGTTATTATTAAAACATTATTTACAATTGTCCATTCATGCCCTATTCTTGCTAAAACAATATCTAAGGCACTACCAGGCGACCCTATAAAAGAAAAGCCTTGTTTATAGGAATAATTGGGAAGTGAAGAATAGTCTCCCTTTGCTAAATTTAACTCACCTACAATCTTTTCAAGTATTTGCCTTGTAGTCGATTCTGGTGAAAAAGATAAAGTAATTTTTTTACTCGACAAAGGTATGTATCCATCTTTACAGACAACTCTAGTAATGATATCAGTGCCATTATATTCATCTTTGTGTTCAACCACATTCCCAATGAATAAAGTGCTTAATTCTGCTCCATCGTATCCTATTTTTAATATTACCGATGTATCTTTTTTTTCTAACAAACCTTTTGTCTCTTCGGAGATATTGTAAATATTAATTTTTCCTGTGTTCGTCTCTTTATTGTCATCCATATCTATATCAAAAGACACTCTAACGCCTTCTAACAGCCTGCCCGTAAAACCTAGTTTTCCAATTAGAACCTGTGCTTTTCTTTTAAATAATCTACTCATAATTATATTGTTTCAATTTCTGCTTGAGTAAGATATAATAATTTTGCCTCACCAGATGAAAAAGATGTTCTATCTATAGAGGTACTTTTATTGGAAATTTCACAATAAAAATCTCCTATAGGCAAAGAATCGTTTTTGTGAGAAAACAACAAAGGGTAATTGGCAACAAGTTTTATTCCCGCTAACACAAGATTGTCATTGTTATCATAAATAGCCATAGACCAACAATCACCTCCAGTATTATACTGAAAGCTTAATTTATAAACAACACTTTCCAATTCAATAATCAATGTATGATTTGGATTATTTTTTATTGGTATTATTATAGCCATAATTTTAAAATAATGATTTTACAAATTGACCCAATGTAATTTTAGCAGGAGGAGTGAACGACTTTTTTTCGCCAACTTGCCTTCCAAAACTACTTTCCTTTTTAGCAGTATCAGTCTTGATTTTTGAATTATCAAGACTAACTAATTGGCTCGAGACTATTCTAACCTCTTTAAAAATTGTAGCAAATCTCAAACTTTCTCCATCGCTCACATCACCTAGTATATCTAAGTTTGTCATCACCATATTGGGATAACTTTTAAATTTCATTACTAGAGTTATCGGCTCTTTCTCGTTTTTTATTCTATACAATTCATCGTGGGCGTCTTTTAATCTATTTGGAATACTGCCCTTAGCTAAAGTTGTTAATTGTGATATTTTAGAGTTTTTCAATGAAAACTTACTAATTATCCCTGTCATACTTATTTCAGTGGGTTCATCTTTAGCATCGTCGGTATTAAATCCTCCTTCGACAAGGTTATTTGTTAAGGAAACTCTTTCAGATATATTCCTTGTAGACACAATATCGATTTCCAACTTACCAATTTTCTGACCAAAGGGTTCTTTAAATATTATTGCCGCAGCATCCGTTATAAAACTCATTGTATTCCCAATTCAATATACGTTTGTCTATTTTCTTCTGCCAACGCTTGCTTAATAGCACCTTTAATGCTCGCAGAGTCAGCTCCCGACATTCCAGCGGGAATATTTACAGTAAGATTATTATTTACTGTTTTTTGATTATTAGCAGGTGAGTTATTTCTTCCACCAGATAAAAAGCTATCTGGTAATAGATCTCTTTGTGCTAAAAAATTATTAAAAGCTCCTACAGCACCACTAATGCTTGAACCCATACCTTCAACTAAAGATTTCGAATTTTCTGGACTTTCTTGAAATTTTTTCAATATACCGCCAAACGAAATTTTAGAAAGCCAATCGAACGAAATTTTAGATAGCCACTGGAAGGCTTTATCAAATAAACTAACTATTTCTTTCCAATAAACAATTATTGAAATGGTTGAGGCAATAAAAAGCCCAAGAGGGTTTGCCGCCAAAATAGCACTAAACCTGCCAAATTGCACAGCAATTGCCACTATAGGTCCTATTAAAAGCTTGAGTCCTGACGCAGCAAGGCGAAATACTTTACCCATTGTACCCAAAACAAGTAATAATGGACCTATAACGGCTAAAAATGTTCCTATCGTTAATATCACACTCTTTCCGCTCTCATCTAAACGAGCAAAATTATCACTAACTTTGATTAGCCATGCAGCAAAGCCTTCCATTTTATCATTAATCTTAAATGTTTCGTCCATTCCTAGACCAACATTTTTTCTTAACATAAAAAAAGCATTACCAATTTTATTAGCATTTGCTCGAATTGTTTTAGAGCCTTTATCAATTGCAGCACCATATTTTTTATCAATAGTATCGGCAACTTTTGATAATACATCAGAAGTAACCTCGCCTTGCTCCATCATCTTAAACAATTGTTCGGTACTTACACCTATTGCTTCGGCAAATAAACCAACAGCCCCAGGAACTGCATCACCTAGTTGTAATTTCAACTCTTCGGACATTACACGCCCCTTTGATTGCATTTGCTCTAAGGCTCTAATCACTCTATCAAGATCGTTCGTTGTTAAGCCCAAACCAGATGATAATCCTAAAAATGATTTCATTACTTTTCTATTGGTTTCCAAGCTATCTTTTGAGGCTGCTAAATATCTTGTATAAGGCTTAATTGAAGCACTAAAGGAAACGCCCAATTCATCTGTGATTTTCTTTAAATATTCCATTTCGTCTGAAACGGCTTGCTCAATAGGTAAACCAGTCTCAAATTTAGATAATACCGATGTCAACGAGGCTTCTAATGATTGAATGTCAGCGGCAGCCTTAAGTGAAGCACCGCCCAAGCCTAGTAAGGGGAGCGAAACGATTAATCCCAATTCTCTTCCCAGCCTTGTAAAAGATTCACTTGTTGAACTTAAAAATTTAACTGTATGTTGTAACTTAGCATCAACTTTATTTAAGGCAGTTACTACTGGTCGAGAATTTGCTTGAAAAGTTACTATTAATTCGTTAAGACTTGTAGCCATTATCCTTCTTTTTTATTAAATTCAAATTCCTGTTGTTCTTTTTCTAAATGTGATCTAAAATCTAAGATCGCATTCATTTTTAAAGTGTCAATAAAATTTAGATTTTCTATTTCGGAGTATGTTATAACTTTATCTAATATCAATCTCCATACGAACATTTCATCTAAAATTTCAGAATCTAGTAATTTTATTAACTCTTCTTTACGCCTTTCAAAGCTTCCATAATTGCTGTTTCCATCGGTGCTAACATTGGAATTTTCTTTACTAATATTGAAATTATATTTAGAGAAAAAAAACCATTGTGTTCTAAAACTTCTATTGCAAGTTCTATGGGACCATCTAGATTATCTTCAAAAACTGCATTGAAAGCTTTCTGATTATCTAAACCACCAATCTCCATAGCCGAACAATTTTTAAATAGCTTTAAAAAGATTTCTGAAGGAATTTCATAAACCAATCCGGCAACAGCTTTTAAAATATTAGCCGAGTTTTCACCAAATGAAATATCGTCGCCAACTTGTTTTTTAATGCTTTCAATTAATTCTTTTCTTAGCTTCAAAGCTTCGAAGGCGTTGAATTGGATAATGTTAATTTGATTTTTACCAATTTGCACTGTTTTTGTTTTAAGAGCCATATTATTTTAATTAATTATTCGTTTCCCGCTAGATTAACAACATAGTCTGAACCTGTTTTTATCATCCATTCTCGCTGTTTAGCTTCAGTTCCAAAAGAAATAGTCGGATTTCTAACGATCCAAGCAGCCTTTGCACCAATTAAGGTTGCTCCCGAACTATCCACTAATAGCAAAGGAAGAACAAGGCTTGCAGCTCTATCAGAATTGTGTATACCTGACAAAACCTGATTCGTTGGCGATGTTTGTCTTAGTCTGCATATTACATTTAAAAAATTTGCATTATTTTTAATTCTATCGATGCCACCATCTGCACCACCAACAGAGCTAAAGGCATCATTTTCCTCTGAAATTTCAATGGCGTCACCCTCGGCAAAGCCTGTAATGTGAAATGTACCAAAAATAAGGCTTAATTTTCTAAAATCGAATGTTCCTATATTGTTTGCCATAATATTATTTAAATTAAATTACTAAATTGAAAGATTGCCTGTTATTGCAATTTTATTCACTGCTCCCGCTAAAGTAGCGGTGAATTCTATGCCAGAGAATAATCTAGCTAACTTGTCGGATGCGGAAATAGATGCAATATCAGGAATAGTAACCGTGTACTGCCCAAGACCATTACCATCGGCAGCAATCAAACCATTGTCTACACCTTGATCTAATATTTCCCTGATTTTATTTTCGATAATAACAGCACCTGCACCAGTATAGGGAATTTTTTCAAGATTAATCAATGTTGAATATAAATTTTCTTGAAGTCTTGCTTGCAACCAATCAGCTCCTCGAATAACATCAATATATTCACCAGACGCAACATAACCCAATCTTGTGATACTTTGGCTAGCAAAACTTTCATAAGTATTTCCTTTGTTTGTAAATACACCCGAAGATTGAGAAGATATTAAATCATCTGGTAAAATTCCAACTAAGTTTTTAAACGCCCAATTAGATGAACCCGGAACTGTTGGCAACATTCTGCCAATCCAAGCAGCGTCAGCAAAATAATTCGCAGTATCACCATTGTAAATGGTAGCCGTTCTATCATAAGACAAAGCATTTAATTGATATAAAATGCTTCCTGTATCGGTTGAATCTAAGTTATCAGCATCAGAAGATCTTGCAAGAAAGAATCTTTTTAATGATTCAATTTTTCCCGCAGCACTTAAAATATCAGCTTCAACAGCAGAAGTAATCGCTAGAGCATACCAAGTAGAATTGAAATTATAGCAATATTGAACTGCATTTCCCCAAGTTTCACTTAAAACATAAGCACCTGAACCAGTCGCGGGAGTAGCGGAAGGAGTGGAAGCGGCTGTATATTGTATATTATTATCATCAACAACAGTTGCAATTGTAAATGTTCCGTTATATTCAGCTTCGTTAAACCCTGCAACAGTAACTGACGCACCAATCTCGGCTTCAATGCCGATTCCTGTTTTATTAATATTAACAATATCTCCTGAAGGATTAGTTGAAGCTGTAATAGCAGTTGAAGCTTGAGCAACTTTTTTACCAATCATTATTGCAGCCGGAGTTTTTTCTTGTGAAAAAGCGGCTGAAGCCATTTTATATTCTGGATCGGTAGAAGCAAAATCAATTGCAACCTCCGTCATGTTAGAATAACTTTTTACCCTTTGATTAATCTTCATTGACTCACCTAAAAACATAGGTATTCCAAAACCAGCTTGAGTAATTGTTTTTGTAGAAAGGCTTATCGAAATATCGATTATTTGGTCTAATTTATTTGACATATTTTTATTTAAAATTATTAAAATTATCCTATTGTCATTTCTATGTTGAATGGATTCGCTTGTTGTTTACCGTTTGCTTCACCAGAAATTTCAATAGAATTAATTGCTTTTATATTATCTTCTGTGGCGGAAGAATAATTTTTAGAAATTCTAAAAATTAATTGCAGCACACACCTTGTTTCGAAATTATTATTAATAGTTGTAGTAACATCAATAGGGTCGCTTTCTATACTAACATAAGCTATTTTACTTTGACATAATAAATCCAAATTACTTGCTAACTCTAATTTGTTTATCAATTCTAATAAAATACCCATTCCATCTTCACTTATACAAGTTAATGATAAAACAATCTCTCTATCACCCTGCGTCTTACTTAATTCATTAGAATCAGGCTTTGAATAATAGTCAGTTCCACCAAGAAATCTAATAGACGATATTTTCATAGCTATGTAATCACCATTGGGCGTTGGAGCGTTTTGGTCAGACCATATAATTTTTTTACTTGTTAAAGTATTTATTATCGTTGCTAATTCAGATTTTAGCTCCATCATGTTTATACTCATACCCTACACAGACGGAACATTGTCATTTGTGGTTCTTTTGGCAACAAATACCTTGTAATGATTGAGAACATTATTTTTCCAATCATATATTCTAACGACTTCAAATTCATCACCATCTATAATAACTATATCGGAATTTACACCATTACCTTTTTCTATATTATGTAATTTTGTAAAAGTAAACAATTTTTTTGTTTCAAGCTCTCTTTTATTTTCAGGAAGCAATAATATTTCCGATCCTGTCATCGGTTGCACGCTAGCCGTTATAGTAAACTCTGTATCAGAGCCTGATACTTTAAAAAACCCCGAACTATCGTATTCCCCCGATGCTCTTCGTTTTACTGTTAAAGTGTACCTTCTAAAGCTACTCATTTCTTTCTTAATTCACTTGATATTTTATTTCTCATCTCCCCTGTGTCAATCAATGGGTTTGATGAGCCTTTAGCTTTTATAGTACTTGCCGCATTCGAAGGAGAGCGTAAATCAACAATCGTTTGTTTTATAGCTGATTCTTGTTCCAATCCTATGAGTTTAAGCTTTTTTATAACATTATAATCTCCTCTTGATATCGATCTTGCTATATCATTAAATCTACTTGTAACTTTTTTTACATTTTTATTATAAGTTGACCTTATAAAAGATCTTTCAGGTATAACGGAATTACCAGTATTTGCACCAAATTCATTTACAATACCTTTTGTCAATACTTCATCACCTACCTTTGTAAACAGCCCTACAGCAACTTTTTGAGAGTCTAGCTCCTTGAAAGCATTTAGATATCTCTTGAATCCACTATCGACTAATTTAACTCCCACGGGTTATATAAAAGTTGGGGAGGCGTGACTTTAATAACCTATTATAAGAATCTAAATATTGCGTAGTATTAGCTGTAGTGCCCGAAGTATTGCCTCCGTAACTTCTGCTTAAATCTCCCTCCCGCTCTTGAGTAAGCACTCCTCTAGAATTGCCATCTCGAGAGCTTAACTCTAACAAATGGCAAGCATAATATGCGACAGCTAAATTGTAGGTATTTGTATCAGAAAATAAAGTAAGAGTTACTTCATTCATAGCAATACTTATAAACCTATTTTTTTTGTCTGTAGAATTATTAGCGTCAACTTCTGCAGCAATATCAGAAATCCACTCAAGAGCAGTTGTCATTATTGTTTTGCTTTAATTAATTCAATAATTTGTTCTTTGTTTTGACCCTTAGTCTTAATTGCTAAATTTTCAGCAATTTCTACTAAAGTTTCTTTATCTTGAGCCGCAAGTTCGATGTCCGAAAGATCAACTCTATCTTCGTTAGAGTTTGCCTCAACCTCTCTTGCTTCATTTTTCATTTTAGAGGGAGTTTTTGCAGTATCTTCGGCAACTAAAACTAAACCCGAAGTTTTAACCATAGCTTCATACATAGGATGAGCTTTGATTAATTTAAATTCTTTATTAGTTAATTCGTTAACGCCATCTTTTAAAGCAATAGTGCCTTCAGTGGTTCTAAATCTCAATAAACCTTTAGTTCTTTTCAATATTTTCATGATTATATTAAATAGTTAACCCTTCTAGGCTAGATAAAGTTATCTAGCCTATATTTAATAATTATATACCGTAATTATAGGAAAGAGAGTAAGGGAAGAATACCCTTGTTCCACCGCATCTTGCTTCAATAATATTTTTTGTTGCAAGATTTTTAATTTGTGGTGCATGAGGCATCAACCTTATAGGTAAAACTCCTTCAAGTTTTTCCTCTGATTTGTTATAAATTACAAAACCAGATTTTGTCCCACTTACAAAGCCATTTTTAAGCTGCTGAACCCATTCAACTTTTAAATTATACTCTTGTTCAATATATTTCAATACCGACATACCAGAATAATTTGTAACATCTAGCGGCGTCTTCTTAATTAAATGGTAATTTGTAGCGTCAACAAGCATATGAGTAGGTATCTCGTTACCATTGCTGACATCTATCATATCATTTATCGCCTCTTCAACATCAGCAAGAATGTTAGCGGCAGTTTTAGTTGACCAAGTAGTCGTTGAGCCAGCACCTGTGGCAGCCACAGCATCAATAGGAACATTACTATTGTTAAACATTCCAGTAATGCCAAATCTAGAATCACCAAAACCTAGCATTTTTTCAACTTTTTGATCAACGGCTTTTCTAGCGGCTAACGCTTTGCTTGTAATTACAGATCTACCAACATTTCCAAGCATTCTGTCTTTTCTCATATCTTGAACAGAATAGATATAAGCATCAGCTATAGATTTAATCTTATTGGTATACTCGTTACCAAAAACCTCTACCGTTTTAATATCATCGGAAAAATCTCCAACAATATCAGCTTCACCAGAGGAATCAAGAACATCGTAAGTATCTTCCTCAGCTCCTTCTGGAATTGAAGTGTTGATTGGCAATAAACCACCATTTAACAATTTCAATTCAGCATAAGTTGGCATAAAGATTTTTTGCCGAACAAATTCTAGGTTTCTAGCGAAAAAGAAGGCATCATCATTTTTCACAAGTCCTACTTGTTTAGCGGCGTTCTCATAAGACATAAACTCAGATAAAGAAGTGTCAATTTTTAACTCCTCTCCGTTATCTAGTTTGAATTTTTGAATAGTCATAATATTATTATAATTTAAAGTTATTAATTACGGTTGGTTAATTTCTACTTTTGCCAAAGCAGGGGAACTTGTAGTTCCAATTGCACCACTTACAAATTTAGCACTTGACACACTTAGGTTTCCAGAAGAGTCATTTGTAAATTGACCTTGGTTTGATTCGTTTGCTTTGTTATTATAAATATAAACTGAATCACCATAAGCAACTGTAGCGACAACTTCAACAAAGATAACGCCTTTTGTTAAAACATTAACCGCATCATTGATTTGGTATTTGTCATCGCCTCCAATTGTTACAGGCTGACCATATCTAAGCGAGGCAATGCCTTCGAATACATCAACCGAAGTATAAACTAAAGTTGAACCTGCCTGTGAAGCACCCGCAGCAACAACAACATTAGATATTGTTATATTTGATGTTGCATTATCAATGGTAATTAATATTTCACGACCTGTGCCAGCAACAGCACTAACACCTGTTAAGGCGTCAATTGCGGCAATAACAGCTGCAAAAGTAACAGCATGAGAGGTTGAAAATGTTACCTGTGATATAGCGACACCGTTGACATTCAAATCAATAGTGTTTGAAGTCACAAAATCTGCGTCAAAAGTTAAAGAAGCTTTTGATTTAAATATATTTTTAACGTCGACTCCGCCAACAACTCCTTTAACCACAGCTCTACCAAACTCAATTGCTTGTTGAGCGTTTCTTGTTTTAGTGTTGCTATCTTCTAAAGTAGCTATCTGACCTTTTTTTCCAACATCCAGATAATTTTGATATTTAGTAATAGGCATAATTATATTATTTAGAGTTAATTTAAGTTAATTTAAGTTAATTTAGACAGGTGCATTTAATAACCAATTGCACCCTTCTTAAACAAATAAATACGGGTTCTTTGAATTAAGTTTCTTTGTAAATCTTCATTGCTAAGAGCAACCTCAGAATCCTCGGAATCTTTTTTTGAACCAGTAATTTCCATATTTTTGCCAAGATTAACATCTTTTTTCATGTCAATCACGGCATCAAAACGAGCATTAATGTATTCATCATTTTTTTCATCAGCGTTAAATTCTGGCGAAAAAGCAATGATAACTTTTGTTTTAATGTCTTTGTCAGACAAGCTTGAAATATCTTCATCTTTTTTTAAAAATTCACAAGCTTTCTTTTCCAAAGAAATTCTTTCTTTTACTTTAGAATCAATTACTTCCGAATAATCTTTATCAGACAATTCATCAACCTTTGCTTTCAAAGCATCTCTTTCACCCTCCAAAGAATCTACTTTCTTTTGTAAATCTTTTTCAGAGCTTTTAAGGTTAGCATTACTTGTTTCAAGAGTATCAATCTTAGAAAAGACTTCATCTGAAACTTCATAATCCTTTCCATCTAATCTTATTTGTTTCATAGACAAATTATTAAAGTTATTAAGGTTATTAAAAACACAAACAGCTTCTTGCTTATCAAGGTTTAACCTAGCTTTGTTGCCAGCCCTGCCTTGATAAACAATGGCTAAATGATTCCCTCTTATGTTCGTCTGAACATAATCATATTTTTCTCCATTATGAATACCATCTTCCTTTACAAGATCCACATTATAACCATACGAAAGACCTCGCTTACCTGAATTTATAGCATCAATTGCTTTTTTATCAGTTATTTTTAATTTTGTCAATAAAAAACTATCATCTTTGCGTTTTACATCTTCGCCTGTAAATCCTACAGCTAATTCTTTGGCATTATCAGCATTAACACCTTCATCAGGGTGTTCATTTGTAATTGGAAGCATTTTGAATGAATTTATAGCGTCTTTTTGAAATACTTCTGCAGGTATTCTTAATTCTCTTTGAACAGAACCATCTGCTTTCATATAACTAAATACACCCGTTCTAGTAGCTATCGCATATCCTTCTAAATACCCCTCTGGTGTTCTTGTGATTTTAACTTCATCTAAGTTAAAATTATCGTATCTAATTACATTTTTCATTGTTGGATTATTCCATAATTAATAAATTTATCTATATAATAGCCTGTAACGCTGACATCAGTATCTACAGAGCTATTTGCTAATTCTATTTTAATATAAAAGGGAATAGTTTCGCTTATCTCTATTTCCTTTCCTTCTTTTGTTTGCTTATATATAATATCGCTATCTACATAATAATAGTATATATCATTATCATAAGAAACCATATAATTTATATAAGCAGTGTCCAATAGTCCATGCACTCCTATTGAAACATTAGCTCCATTTGGAAAGTATTTAGGCTCAGATATAATATCGTTTGTTTGATTATTTAAAAAGTAAACAGTTTCAATTTTTGCTTTCATATTTCGCGAATTAAATGTATTTTCCCATCGCTTCCTCTGTGATTGTCTATAAAATTAATTAAAAAATCATAATCACTTCTGCCTAACAATGCTGTTTTTAATTTCTCTGCTCCTGCTGTTATGTCAACAACAACTCCTTCGGGATTATAAAATTCAAAAGTAATATCACTTAATTCATTAGCTGTTGTTGCAACATTTATTTGCTTAAAATATTTTCCATATAATTTTTTGTTGTAAGGTAAAATATATTCTCTTAAGTCCACAGCAAGATCTTTACTGAAAGAATCATGAAATAACTTATTCCAGAAAACGCTAGGCATACTTATTTGAAGACCATCTTGAAAATATGTCACTATGTGTTTTGATATTTCTTCTTCTGGCACAATTTTATAAACATAAGTTTGAAGAATATTTATAAAGTGTTTTCTACATATATTATTATAATCTATGGTTAAAGTTTTACCGTTCTTAATAGTTATTTTTTTTGATAAATTAAAGGAAGTTTGAAGAGCTTCTAATTTCTTAAACTTTAAATCTATTAAATTATAATAATTAATTAAATCTTTAGCTTTATTAACCATAACAATTGTCTCGTCAATTAATTCAAAGCATTGACCTGTTTTGAGCTTTAAAGAAGTTGACCTAACTTTTTCATATAATGAATCAGAATCAGCAAACCTATTGTTAAGAGGTTCGAAAGAAATAAATCTATTTTGAATTTTTTTAAATAAATAACTATTCATCTTAATAAGTTCCGTTAAAAATTAATATCTCTAATTGTAAATTAGTATCACCCCAGTTACCACCATCTGCCCTATAAACTTCATAATAACCCGTAGTTGATGTCCTTGATATTATTTTGCAAATAAAAGCATCGTTACTATTGCTACTGAAAATTTCAGTAGAAAAAAAGGGATCGGATATTGTTGCACCGTAATTAAATGCACCGCCCTTTTTCTTGCCTCCCGAAGAACCGACCAGCACTCTCAATCTTTTAACTAAAAATCTTGCGTCATTTCCTTGCGGTATAGTATTGAGATCTGTTCCAAAATTTTTATTAAAAGCATTGTTTTTACTAAACAATGGCTCTTTAGTGTCTAATTCCTCTTGAGTAGCAATAATTGGATTCAATTTATCTAAGGCGGAAGCACTCAATATTTTGGCGGGTTTTTGGTAGTTTTCTGGATAAAAATTACTTAATATCTCATAATATATTCGAATAGGGTAAGATGAGTGAGGTATTCCGCTTAATACAACTGAATCATTCGTATTGCTATTTACCTTAACTTTACTGGAAAATAATTCAGTTGCACCTGTATAAGCAAATTCCTCCCTATCATCACTTCTGACAATAAATGCTGTTCCTGTAATGTTAGCAGGAATAAAGGGGGCAGAGATACCGTTAGAGTTGGCTGTTAATGTTACATTTGTTGAATTTATAACTCCAGCATTGAAATCTTGATATCCCCATATTCCCCTTCTTTGATTTAATTGGGACTTTGGTATTCCAGAGTCCTGAAATTCTTCATTAGAGCCTATAGAGATTAAATTACCATCTACTCCACCCGGTAGTTTATTATTTATTTTTCTTCCTATGAAGCTAATGCCCATTAACGATGTATATTAAAAATAATATTAACATTATATCATAATATGTTAAATAATAAAAAGTAAACCTTTTTTTTTATTCATTGAACATATTTGCTGTAATTATTGGCTGTGCTGTACATCTACAACGTATTTGTGATCCGGGGTGACCTGTAGAAATAGGAGCTTTATTCCATTGAAAAGTTTTACCTTGATTTGATCTATGCGTTTCCCTAACTCTTTCATCTAACGAAGTACTCCACCAATATTTACTTATTCCTAGCTCTTGTTGCCGCAATTCATTTAAATTACCGTGAAATTTATTTGTTTGATCTCTTGCAATAAGTCTAGCTCTTCTTTCGCTTATATTAAAGCTTTTTTCTAACTCTTTTCTAATGGCTTTCGAACCATTTCCCGCCGATAGATTCCTTAGCAATGTTTCCTCCATTTTTCTAACCTGTTCTTCACTAAGTTTTGTAATTAAGGAGGAATTGTTTGCTTGAAATGCTTTTATTTGCGGCTGTAAATATGGTTCAGCTAGAATAGGATTAACTAGAACGGCGGAATAAATTACTTGCGTCAGCTGCTCTTTATTGTAAGCACTTATTCTTTCTGCTTGCTCAAAGGCAATATTATCAACTTTTGAATTTATTATTGAATCATAATCTAGCTTAGTTTTATTATAAATTTCTTGAACGGCTTCCACCCATGATAAATCAAGTCTTAAATTTTTATCATCAGGTCGTGTAGAATTTGATTGAACAATTAGAAATTCAAGTTTAGGATAGAGGTTTTCCTTTAGAATGCTATTTAATTCTTTAAATAAGCTTACTAATTGCCTTTCGTAAATCCTTTCGGCGTTATGGGGGTATAATAATTTTCTTATTCGTTTTTTAATCTTAACACTTCCGTTCTGTGCTACTAGCACCTGTTGTTTGAATAATTGATTTGATAGCATATAAGTTTATTTATCAATATTATCATTAAAACTTTCAATGTCTGCCTCGCCTTCTACCTTTGTTTCTATAGAATAGTTGTTGTTGCCAAATCTTGACTCTCTTACTTCGGTTGGATCGTATACTCCGTTAATAATATAAATTTGATCAGTTTCAGCCTGCTTCCTTCTCATTTCAACCTTTTCTTCGTCTGTTTGTTGCCATAATGAATTGGGCTGGACATTGTATTCTTGTTCAAATGTTAATTTAGCGTCTTTCGCATAAGAAATTAATTCAACTAAATATTCTATTTGTGGTACTAGAACTTCTTCTTGCTCCGATCTAATTTTATCATAATAAATTCTCATTTCACCGCTACCATTAGCATTAAGACCCTTTATCGCCGTTCCCATTAAAATATTTGAAGGAACGCCCGTCATTGCCGCAACGGTTTCTTGAATTTTTGCAAAAGCATCAGCAGTTCCCGTTAAGCTTTGTGCAATTACTTCAAATGATTCTTCGGAATCTAAAACTAGCGTTGTTGAAACGGATTTTGCTAAATCAAATAGCTGTGCCCTTGCTTCTAATTGTTTTAAACCATCAACAGAGGACAATAAGTCCATTAAATTTTTTATTTTTAATGTATCAATATTGAATTTTTGAAAAACTTTAAGTAAGGCTTCCAAAGCAAGACCGTAATTCTCAAATATTTCATGTAAGGATTGTAAGATTGACAACCCCCAATATTTCTCATAGTTTGTTTGCAACCCCAACTCATCGCACGGGTAGTATTCACCTTGGAAAACAAGGCATCTTGATTCATGAATAATTGCAGGAATGCTACCTTGAGAATAAATCGTAAAATATTCAGGTTCACCAAATTTTTCTGATGTTGGATCGGTATAATAGTTTGATTGATCTATAACTACATTTTTCCTGCTGAAAAACTTAAGCTTCTTAATTGACTTAATATTTGTAATATTTACAGGTTCATTCGGCTCTAATCCATCATCAATAACCATGAATACTATTGAGCCACCAAACAGCTTAGCGGCTCTTATAGCTTTTTTAATTTCAGACTTAGCTTTTAAATTCTTCATATAATTTAACGCCTTACCTTCGGTGTCTTCGGGAATAGCCACCCATTGCCTCGTCATATCATTTGCGACAAGATCGATAAATCTTCTAGTTAGTCCATTGCCTACATACAAAGCCGCAAATAAGCTATCATCAGCCAATGTTAAGCTAAAACCTGTATTGCCTGCTGTTTTAGTTCCCAATTTTTTAGCAATATCAATGTAACCATCTGCATTAACAGAATGAAGAGTTTTATTATTTGTTTTAACTAGTTTTTTGTTTGTCATAATCTATTTAAAATTGAAGTTTCTTTTAATAATGCTGAATAATTCATTGGTTTTTGTTTTTCATCTGCTGGATCAAATAACAAATCTTTTATAGCATAAGTAAGCGTGTCAACTTGATCTTTTTTATTGTTACCCTTTTTGCCTGAAAAAGACAGCAATTCTTTTTCTAATTCTGGAATCCATGGAAAATCTTTTGGGAATAATACTTGACCCGATTCCATTCTAGGTAAAATATCGTTTGCTCTTGCCACCTTGTCTTTCTCGGGAAATAACTTTGTCACGGGGATATTCGTTTCATGCTCTAATAATTGAATAAGCCCAATGCCTGACGATTTATCCTCTATTGCAAACTTAATCAATTGCACATCATGTTGATTATTATAATGCTTTAGCCAAAACTCTTTTGCAGCTTTTAGTAATTTTGGTGTAGTTAATTTTTCTCTAAATATGTCAATCAAATAAGCATACCTCCTGCCGTTTTTAGTTAACATTCCCCAGCACATAAATACTGTAAAATCATTACTTCTTCCCTCTTTTGATGCGGTATCAGCATAAATGGCGTAGTAATCCATTTTAGGCAAAAACATATAATACTTGAAATATTCTCTTTTAAATATTTCGCCGTCGTCTGGAAAAGGGTTTTGGAAAAATTGAGCTTCTAATGCTTTCGTTCCCATTAAAGCTTTATCTTCTTCTAGCTCTGTTAAGCCATACCTTCTTGGCTCTAAAAACTCATCTTTTTTATAAACTTTAACGAAATCACCCATTGAATAAATTTTTGTTTGTCTAGACCTTATAGGTATAATAACACTTTCCCATTTGGCGTCAACAAATGTTCCTGCAAAATCTCTGTCACCCAATCGTTGTTGAATATTAAGCATTTTGCCTTCTTTTCTGTTGTTGAATCTGGAAAACGCAGTTGTCCGTATCCATTCTAAAGATGATTCCGTCTCCACTTGCGAGAGTGCCTCTTTGGGGTTCATAATATCATCAAAAACCAAAACATTAGCTCCTTCTCCCGTAATAGAAGCACCCACAGATGTAGCAATTCTAAACCCCCCTTTAGTAGTGATAAATTGACTTTGAGTATTCTTCGTTTCCGTCTGATCCAATTTTAATATTTTAGAATTATTATCAATAACAAAACTAGGAAATGCTCTTTTATACCAAGTCGCATTAGCAATAGCTCTAGCATATCCGTGTAATTTTTGAGATAATGTTGCGGCATAAGAGATGGTTATAATCTTCATTTCTGGATTTAAACCCAATAACCACATTGTAAAGGCAACATTACATAATGCTGATTTGCCAAATCTAGGTGGTATATTTATATTTAATCTTTTAATTTCACCCTTAGCAAAAGCTTCTAAATACTCGCACAACAAATCAATGTACCAATTGTCTAAATACTCTTGACCCGCGTCAAATTTTTCAAATGATTGTTCATAAAAGCATCGTAGCTTAGTTCTAACTAAATAATCAATAGTTTTAGAATTATAAACCTCTTTTGTCATTTTTCAATATGAAATATATTAACGGGGAGATTGTAATAATTAGAAGTAAATTCTATTTTTGATGAAAACTTATCAAACTCTTTTTTAGTGCCTATTAAAACGCATGTAGGCGTTTTTTTTTCCATAGCACCATAATATAATGCTTGACCTAGGCATTCTGCCCATTTTTTAGCCCAATCGTGTTCAATTGCTTCATTTTCCGTCAAACAGTCTATCCTCGTTTTATCTTCTAATTTATATTCTATCTGACCTTTTAATTTGTTGCAATGAATAGTTTGATAATATCTTTCATTTTTATTAGCCATTGCACACTTAGGAAGTAGCAATAAGCAGAAAAGCATTGAAAGGTTTTTCATATTATTTATCTTTTAATTTTTTAACTTCTTTACTTAAATGCCTATTTATTAACTCTTGCTCTTTTTCGGACAATTCTTTCTCGCCTATGTTAGCATCTAGGACGCTCTTCTGTATAGGCTTACCCTCCGTTCTATCCATTATATCATTAATAGCCGCAAGTTTAGTTCTTTTATCCATTAAAACACTATCGTCGCTCGCTATTTCCAATAAAGAATAAACCTCTAAACCCATTTCCTTGACGAGCTTAGCTTCTTCAATTCTACCTGCTTCTTTAAATTGTTTAGCTTTCATTTCAGCAAAGACTTCTAAACCCAACTTAAAACGCTCCTTTAAGTCTCTTTTGCTCCTTCTTGCCTCTCCAGATTTTTTACCTCCATTACTAGCAATTTTCTTTACTTCTTCTTTTGTTCTCTTGTTTAATGGAATAAGATCTTTTCTAGCCATTTACATTTTACTAATCATGTAAATTATTATTTACTAAATCTTAAAAGTAAATATAAATTTATTTTGCCGAGGTTACTTGTATATTTGGTATTCTCTCTTAAGACTTGATATTCTCGCATTAAATTTTAACTACATTTTTTCAAAAAGCTATAACTTTATAGTTGACAATCAATATATTGCCATTATTAACCATCGCTGTTTTAAGATATTTGGACATATATCTATAGTTAGTTACACTGGTAGCCTCGCAAGAGGCTACAGTTCTATACAAAAACTTCCCATACCCACTTAATATCACCAATTTGTAACAAAACTTAGAGAAATACTCATCTATCTAATTTTCTTTCTATTGTCTCCACATAAGCAATAGCATTATCCATACCAACTTCATCAAGGCGGTTACGCAACTCCATTAATTTCTTTTTATCTTCACTCATTGGAGTTCCCAATGGAAAGAATTTAAATGGGTATGCAACCCCTCCTATTTCAGTATAGAATAAATAACCATTTTTTCTAATTTCTTTCATATGAAATTTAATTAATTACCGTTATTATTTAAACTTTCCTCTAAAAACTCAAGATCAAAATTATCCTTCAACTCCCCGTGTTCTCTGTCTGTAATTATGCCTCTAAAACTTGCGACATCTTTTTTGACCAAATCGGTATGCTCCATGCGACCTGAAATAGCTTCTATTATATATCGTAAGTATTTCTTTTGCGTTCCTGACAAGGTTATCGCCTCTTCTCTATACTCAACATACGCTTCAAATGCAATTGGACACCATTCTTTTACAATTTCAGCAAGCTTTTGAGCATAAACACGAATTTCATACTGTGCGTGCGGGTGAATACGAAGTTGTATAAAATGCAAAAGATTATGGAGGTCAATTTTCCAATACCATTCTGTATACATATTCAGAGGAAGCACTCCTCTTGCAATTTCCCGTGCAATACCAGAACCATCTTCACTACCAAGTAGGTTTGTGTAGTCTTGATATGCTCTTTTTGAGCTTTCCTCTATTAGTTTTTGTGCATTTTTTGCTTCATCAATGGAAATTTCTCCACCTCTACATTGTTTATTTTGAGCAGACTGCGGAGCAATATTTTCAACTGCAGGGATATAATATTCTTCTGGCAAAATAGAATACCTTGCCGAACATTCGTTTACATTCGCTGTGCGGTGGCGAATCCATTGCCTGGCGATGAAAATTGGAAGTTTAATATGAAGCTTGATTTCGCACATTTCAAATGGTGAGGAGTTGCCACATACAAAGCCTTCACTCTGGCTACACCCTCTAACAAAAAGCAGCCCTGTCGATGTCGTAGTGCAGTAAACCTTACCTTGATAATGCGTTGTACTATGATATTGCTTACGAGACTCAAGCTCCGTTGTAGATTTGTAGGTAATGTTAATGGTGTTGTTCTTTAATATTACACCATGATAGCCAAGTAAGGCGGCAATAGTCTCAACTTTTTTAAGTAATGATTTAGAGTAGCTACAGTATATCCATCTAGGTCTCTTTGGATCGCAATAACCATCAGAATTAATTAACCCGTCTAAAATGGACTGTAAGAATACCGCATCCGCTTCCATGCCATCGATGCACACATCTTTGGTTGTTGACTTAGCACCAAAATTAGTGTATCGTTTGATTTCGTCCGTTGCCGCAGCTCTGATCGTTGTGCATCCGTCACTCCCAACCCTTTGTGTGTAGGGTAACTTCAACACATTAAGAATGTTGGTTAAATATTTTATTTTGCGTGTTTTTTTTAAATGAAAAGATATGGATGTTTTGTTTTCAGCACACCCGTCACCTAAGAAAAAGCCAACCAATTGACTGCTTGCATCAAATTCACATACTTGCTTTGAAAAGTTCTTTATAGAGTAAAAGCTACCCCATTTAGACATTGTACCTGCCTCAACCTTGCTGTAATTGCTTTGGTCTTTGCCTTTAAAAAACATCTTGTGGTTCTCTGTGACTGAATACGACATCCTGCCACTTTTAAAATTACACATAATGCCATTATGATTAAATGTTTTGGTTGGCAACCATTCAAAAGTTACATTTCCATTTAAATCTGGTACAGCATACGATTCATGCGAGCTACACTCATCCCATCTCTTCCACCCACACCGCGTAAGTACTTCCATGCTGGGGTGATAGCAGTGCTTATGTTTCATAAGATAGCGAATAAGCCCCACATCATCCTTTTTACTCTTCGTTCCATCTCCATAAGACACTCTTGCAGCTTGCACAATTGAGGAGTCGTCTCCCATGGTGTCCACCACTCTAATGAAGCCGTGGTCTAGAATGTCATACTTTTTCATACTCTTTTATTAATAATTTTCAATGTTTGTAGGTGAAATCAAGGTCGGTTTTTTGCATTATATATTACAAAATATTTTCTCTTTTAAACAATTTGACATTAAAGAATACTTTCTTTCATATGATTCAATGCTTCCGACTTCACGCCAAGCGTCATTGTGGTTTGTGTACTCGGATATATAAACTTTGATGTTCCTTTCTTTCATTTCTTCTACCCACGCATCAAATCTTTCAAAATCAAATTCTACATTGTTATATGCTTTTGTGTTAATATATGGCGGATCGCAGTAAACTATAGAATTGGGCTGAAATTCAAACTCCCAGTAGTTTTTGCAAGTAAAGGTAATATTGCTTTCAAGTTGTTGAAGTCGCTCCAAACTCTCCAACCTCTCCAAACCCTGCAAACCCTGCAAACCGTGAATGAAATTTAATTTTATACTTTCCTCATTTTTTAATTCATTTTCATTTAAGTATTTACACCTCTCTACCATTGACTTCTTTTTTATAGCCTCATACTCTTCTTGCGTGCAATACAAATAAGGACTGTTACGCTTGCCAAAAGGTTTATTGCGTGTATTTTTCAATATGTAATTTCTTAAAAATAGACGGCGTTCCCTTTGATTTTCAATATCATATACTTTGCTAAAATTTTGCCAATCATCCGTTTTACCAATTAATTCAAGAAAATTCTTGCCAGCATCCAAACACTTATTTACAACAACAAAATGAAATTGTTTTTTATAATTCTCAATATCTTTGCCAAACAAATAACTATTTCCACTATTCCCAAACGACCAGCAACGGCGTATAAGTTCACCATACCAATCTTGTCTTTCTTTTAATTCAAAAAATTCTTCTCTTGAAATCCATTTATATAAAATCTCACTTTCAATTCCCTCTTTCAATTTTTTATGTAAATCAATAAGAGGTTGCTGTATGTCATTCATAACAACCTCGTAGCCTTGTTGAAAGAAATAATAACCAACAGCACCTCCGCCACAAAACAAATCGTATATTTTAGTAATATTGGTTTCCGCAAAAAGACAATTTGTGTTTCCCAAGTCTTTGTTTATAATTTCAAATATCTTTTTAACAATGGCTTGCTTTGAGCCTTGATATGGTATTCTATACATCACTCAATATATTACAAAATATTTGCTCTTGTTTTTTTACTTTTTCTTTTAAACAATTTGACATTGAAGAATACTTTTCAATACTGCCAACCTCACGCCAAGCGTTGTTATGGTTTGTGTATTCGCTTATATACACACGCACGCCCTTTTGTTTCATTTCTTCTACCCACGCATCAAATTTTTCAAAATCAAAGATTTGCTTGTTGTATCTCAAGGTGTTAATATACGGTGGATCGCAGTAAACAATAGAATTGGGCTGAAATTCAAACTCCCAGTAGTTTTTGCAAGTAAAGGTAATATTGCTTTCAAGTTGTTGAAGTTGTTGAAGTGGTTGAAGTGGTTCAAGTTGTTCAAGTCGTTGAAGTTGTTCAAGTTGTTGAAGTTGCTCAAGTGGTTCAAGTCGCTCAAGGTGTTGAAATTGTTGAAGTCGCTCAAGTTGTTGAAGTCGTTGTTCAAGTTGTTCAAGTCCTCTGTCATTTTTCAATTGGCTTTCATTCAAATATTTACACTTTTCCAACATTGAATAATCTTTTATAACTTCATACTCTTCTTGCGTACAGTATAAATAAGCATTGTTATGCTTGCCAAAGCGTTTATTGCGTGTATTTTTCAATATGTAATTTCTTAAAAATAGACGGCGTTCCCTTTGATTTTCAATATCATATACTTTGCTAAAATTTTGCCAATCATCCGTTTTACCAATCATTTCAAGCCACTCCTTGCCAGCTTCTTTGCATTTATTTACAACTACAAAATGCCCTTGTTTTTTATAATTCTCAATATCTTTGCCAAACAAATAACTATTTCCACTATTCCCAAACGACCAGCAAAGGCGTATAAGTTGACCATACCAATCTTGTCTTTCTTTTAATTCAACAAACTCCTCCCCTGAAATCCATTTATATAAAAGCTCTTCGTTAATTCCTTCTTGCAATTTCTTATGTAAGTCAATCAAAGGTTGCTGTATATCGTTCATAACAACTTGAAAACCTTGTTGATAAAAATAATAACCAACTGCACCACCACCACAAAACAAATCGTATATTTTAGTAATATTGTTTTCCGCAAAAAGACAATTTGTGTTTCCCAAGTCTTTGTTTATAATTTCAAATATCTTTTTAACAATGGCTTGCTTTGAGCCTTGATATGGTATTCTATACATCACTCAATTTTAATTAATTAAGATATCATACTTTTTCATACTCTTTCATTAACAATTTTCAATAAATTCTGTTGCGTATCAAATTTTTCTTCCCATGTATTGACTCCCGCATGCACTGCTACACCATGCCCGCCCGTTCTATGGTGCATGTGGCACAATGGAATAACCTCTGTGTGTTTTGCTCTTGCACCAAATCCAGATGTCTTTGTAATATGGTGTAATTCTGCTGGTGTTCCGTGTGCATCAAAAAATAACTCACACACAATACACCCTATTTCTGCAACCTGCGACATATATTCACGCTCTTGTTTATTGGCTCTCTTTTTCATACACTCCTTTTACTGACACACCTCACACTCTTTATTGCCAAAATCACTAATAGAAAAGCCTCTACAATAATATAAGGACTTCAAGCCAAGCTTCCATGCAAGCCAATGAATTTCATGTAATTCCTCTTTTGCGATAGTGGGGCTTAACAATACATTTAGTGACTGACCTTGACATATATACGCTTGACGCTGTGCTGCAAGTCTTATTAAGGCTTTTTGTTCTATTAAACGCCACGGCTTAAATGCTTTCATTTCTTCCGCAGAGAAGAGACCGCCCAACTGTAAATTAGCCTTTCGCAAGTCGCCATCAACCTTTAAAATTGTTGATATAACAAAGTCTTGAAATTCAGGCTTGAACTTTTTTGAATTTAGCAACTCTTGAAAGGTAGGTGTGATAATAATTTGCGTCCCCTCTTTTGCCTGATCTGTATAAACACAAGCATAATGTGGCTCAATTCCTTGACTCACTTGTCCCGCAATCTTGCCAATGGTTGCCGTTGGTGCAATAGCAAATATATGTGTAAATCTTGCTCCGCCTATTGGACGGCAATACTCACTAACATCATAATAATCTTCAAAGCTACCGCGGATTTGTGCAAGCCCTGTATTTGCATCGCATGCTCTGTCATGTATGTCACTAAAGATTCTCTCATTCACCTCAAAAGCCTCTTCACTCTCAATGTCTATCAAATGTTTTTGTAGGTATGAATGAAAGCCCATAACTCCAAGACCGACCGATCTTTCACGCATTGCTGAATATCTTGCACAAGAAATTTCATCTGGGGCATTGTCAATAAAATACTGCAATACATTATCAAGGAACATAAGAATATCTTGAATAAAATCTTGATTGTCTCTCCACTCATCGTATGTATATAAATTTAATGATGATAAGCAACAAACCGCAGTTCGCTTTTTGTCAAGATGGTCTTTGCCAGTAGTAAGCATAATTTCCGTGCAAAGATTTGACATTTTTACTTTTAAATCAAGCTCCTCATAAGAAAATGGCAAATGTTTATTTACATTATCTTCAAATACAATATACGGCTCACCAGTCTCATGTCGCATAATTAAAATATCTTGCCACAGCTCCCTTGCATTAATACCATATTTTGCTTTTTGCTTTGTGCTTGGCGAGGTAAAATACCATTTTTCATTGTGTGCGACTGCGTGCATGAACTCATCGTTGATAACAATTCCATGATGTGCAGTTGCAACGCCAACAACCTTCCTTTTGTTCTCACCGCCACTGAATCTAATATATAAAAATTCTTCAATTTCTGGGTGTGAAATATGAAGATATGCTGCCAACGCACCACGGCGAGTGCCTGCTTGCATAATGGCATCAACTGCCTTGTAGTTTATTATCATTGTTGGAATAACACCAGCCGTCTCACCCTTGTCTTTTATGGCACAACCCACTTCACGGATGTTAGAAAAGTTGGTGCCAATCCCACCGCCATAAGAAGTAAGGTACTCACTCTCCACTCTCGTGTCAATAATGTCTTTAAGAGTGTCCTCAGCTTCATTGAGGAAGCAGGAAATAGGCATATTTTTACTTGAGCCTGCATTTGCAAGTATTGGGGTAGCTGGCAAAAACCACCCATTTACAAGGTATTCATAAATCTTTTTTTGATGTATTTCATCTGTAGAGAATGCAGATGATACTCTTTCAAATAATTCTTCAATGCTACTTTCATCATTTTTGTAATAACCATTTTGCAAAATACTTTCACGCACTTTCTTTTGGTTCTTAGTTTGTTTATTATAATAGCTCATAAATCATATTTACAATTATCCCAATTTCCAGATGTTGTGTTGTGTGCATAGTCAGTCACCACACATTCAAAAAAATTCACAATACCAGTGTTTAAAATCTCATCCATAAAAGGCAATGGATTTTGTTGTATGTGATACATTGTTTTTAACCCCAATTGCTTTAATCTAATATCCGCAATGTAGCGAATGTATAGCTTCACACTTTCCGCTGTAATGGTAAAAAAAGAGCCTTGACACGGTGTAAAAACATAATCAATGAAAGCATCTTCAAAATGCACAATTGCACCAGATATTGTATATAGCTCCTTTTTTAAGGATTCCGTCCAAATATCGGGGTTTTCATTTTTAAAGGTATGAAATAGCTTGATAATAGCCTCAACATGTAATGCTTCGTCTTTTAAAGACCATTTAATAGTTTCGTTGATTCCCTGTAAAACTCCACCATTTACAGTGCGTGATGGTTCAAACAATATAGCAAACGAGCTATACAGTTGTAATCCCTCTGTAAATGCACCAAAGCAAGCAAGGTTTTTTAATATTTCCTCTTTATATTTTTGTCCCAAAAATTGGTTACAATCTATAACGCCATTAGATCTGTTATGAATAATTAACTCAACAATCTTTTGCAAAGAATGTTTGTTTAGATAGTCACTCTTATCTTGCATTTCCTTAATTCCCTGATACTCAGTAAAAAAGCCATTTAGCCTTGTTTTTGAAAGATTAAGTGTTTCAATTAGTTTAGCATACGCCTCAACATGTATATTTTCACGATCCGCAAAACTACACAACATTGCATTAACATCTTGATGTCTAAAAATTTGCATCAAATTATCTGTGTAATTATTGCAAACCGAGACATCAGCTTGCGTAAAAAATTGTAAAATACGCATTAATGTATCTTGTGCCGGCTGTGGCAGTGAGTAAAACTCACGCTTTGTGCGTGTATGGCTAACTTGTGATACCTGCCAATGCATTGTATCACTATGCTGCTCTTTTACAGCTTTACACCAATCATATTGTGAATGCGTTTCATAGTGAACACACGGGTTGAGTAAATTATTCATAATCATTAAAACATTTTATTTTCCAGTTGACCCAAAACCTCCACGATCCGTGGAACTAATCTCATCTACAACCTCAAGCTGTGATGGCTCTAAGCTTCTAATAAGCATTTGTGCAATCTTATCACCTTTTTTAATCATGTAAGGTTCATGCCCAAAGTTTTCAATAATAACACCAATTTCTTGACGGTATGAATTGTCTATTGTTCCAACGCCATTTGCAACTCTAATTCCATGCTTTAGACAAAGTCCAGAGCGTGAGCGAATGTCCGCTACTGCGTATTTTTTTATTAATTTACTTTCAAGATGTAATGGAAATCCGTGAGTTTTCGGTATAGGTTTTATATCATCACATAAATCGTCACCATCATAATATCTACCAGTATTAGTAAAACTCCAATCGTCAACTTGTAATGTATCCTCAGGTCGTTGTTCATTTGTGTATAAATATCTGCAGTCTTTAGGCAACTCAATTGCAATTCCTGTTTTTATGAGTATTCTACCTTGTGGCTCAAGATAACACTTATTCCCAATTATTTCTTCGAGTTTAATTTGAGTATCCCTTAAATGCTCTGCACAAAAGTCATCAACATATAAATCCCAAAGGTCACCTGCGTTTTCCTGTGTTGGAACTCTTGCCGTTTTCGTTAGTTTTTTTACTTTAAAAGGTATCATATATAAAATATCATTTTGATTATAAATACTTTCAATATAATAAATTATAATGTCAAGCAGTATCACCTTTTATTATCTAAAACCTCTACTATATAATTTTCTACTTTCAGTTTCCTATCATCAGTACTAAAAAACTGCTCTCTCCGTATTTTAACTTTCAAAATATCTCCTTTTGCAAACTGTACAAGGCTATTTTCAACTTTTTCTACAAAATCATTATCCTCCACAATAGCATAAAAACTTGACTGCCCATCATTTACAAACCATTTATTCCCCTCTTTAACGCTTAATTTCACTATATTAATTCTTGTAATAAATGTAACATCGTCTTGAAGCTTTGTTTTATTTTCTAATGCTTTTCCATGATAAATTAATTGAAAGTGCATTTTACAAAACAGAATTTTTAATTAATTTATCAAAAACAAATACATTTTCACTTTTCAAGTCTTTTTTGTATAAAGAGGTGTATCATTACCATTTTTAGTCTAAAATCGGAGTTAAATTCGAGCAATGTTTTTCTTGACTTTTTAAAATAATAAAATATTCATATTTAGAATTCTAGCAGGGTTGCTCCTGTGAATACGCCATAATTAATACCTATGGCGTTCCCACTTTCTTAATAGTGGTTAAAGAATTATATGGGAACGCTTATTAAGTATTATAAACGATTATGAATATATTTCTTACAAATTACAATCCAGCAATTGCTTCACAACACCTTGATGATTTGCGGTTAAATAAAATGATTTTAGAAACCGCACAAATACTTTCTCAAGCATATAGGTATTTTTTCGGAGACAATGATAAACTCTATAAAGACACACATATAAATCACCCTTGTTGTGTTTGGGTAAGAAAAAGTGTGAAAAATTATAATTGGTTAGTTTTTTATTTTATAGAATTAAATTCAGAAAGATTTTACAGAGCTGGAAAAAATCATTTATCTTATACAAAACTTAGTAGACTTTTTGAAAATAAAATCAGCGGCAAAAAGATGTCATATTCCGTTAATATAACATACATTGATGATATTAATTTTGATTTTGATTGTTCTACTTATAAAGATACTAACTTACGATTAACTGTAAAATATCAAAAAACATTAATAGACAAATGGAATTCTGATAAAAGACTGCCAAAGTGGACTAAAAGAGGTGTTCCAGAATTTTACAAAAACAACTAAACTTTTAAAATAAATTTATGTATAAACAAGATATTATGCAAATGATTTATGAGCAATGCGAAATAAAACATAAAACTTACAAACTATACACAAAATACAAAGATATATCTGGGTATCATTATTTTATATATGCCAAACGCAATAATGATAATACAGTAAAGTTTTTGGAACGTGGTGTATCAATACTAACATATCATTTTAAATTTAAAAAGGAATATAAAAATATTAGAAGAAGATAATTGTTGACATTTTGGAAAAACCATGAAGTCTAAATATGTACAAACTCGTGGAGTAGGTAAGGTCTACTCCACACTTAACCTTACTAAGTAATTTATGCCACTATGGACGCACAACAGCAAGTATTTTTACGCAAAGAGCAAATACCATTTACAATGGTTGCTAACGCTATTATTTTTGATAGCAGGATTTCAAGTAAGGCAAAATTTTATTATGTTTATTTGTCAAGTAAGCCCGACGCATGGAAATTTCATACAAATTGCATTGTAAAAGAAATTAAAGAAGGTAGAGATGCTTTTTATAATGGATTAAAAGAGCTTATTGAGTTTGGATACCTTGAAAGGCAACAAATCAAAGAAAATGGAAAATTCAAACATACAGACTATATCTTAAAAATACCGTATACGGAAAACACGGACACGGAAAAGCCGTATACGGAAAACACGGACTATAATAATAAAGACTTAAATAAGAATGATAAAAGTAATAAAGATATAAAAGACACCGCAAGCGGTTCTCCTCTTTCTCAATTTGAAGAGTTTTGGAATGAATACGGGAAAAAAGTAAAAAAACCAAAAGCGGAGGAGAGTTACAAGCATGCACTCAAAACAAAAGACACCACTTTTCAAAGTATAATGAAGGGAGTTAAAAAGTACAATGAGTATTTGAATGTTGCAATATGGCTTGAAAGGGCAGACCCTACCACTTGGTTAAATGGTCAACGCTGGAATGATGATTATGATGATTTGATAAAACAAGAGTATAAGAAGAATGGAAAAACACCACCAATTCAACAGAAAAGCCCCGAGAAGCAACAAGAGGAGGTAAGAATGAAGGAAGACGCACAAAAGAAGCGTGAAGGCGTTTTAAGGTTTTTAAACGACAATGAGACAGAATTTATGAACCATATTAAGGAAAGCTTGAAAACAGATTATTTTACAAACCCACTCCATCATTTCTGGATTAATGATCTTGTTTTTTGTTATAGAGATAAAGTTGCATATTTGGGCTTTACCCAGCAAAAACATATTGACGCAGTGGAGCGAAATTTTACAAAAATTGAACAAATTATTGTTCGTGCATTGAGTGTATGTGATGAATTGAAGGCGGAAAAAATAGAATTGAAATTAATTGATTAAATGTATGAACATATTTTGTAAGCATGATTGCACTTACCATTGGAGAGGTATTCGCAACAAGTTAAAACATTATAAAAGTTACATTAACTCAATTATACAGCAAAACAATGCATAGTGAAATTGAAAGACAAGACCACAGGTCGTATGGAGTTGTTCTGGTTAATAAACCACACAACTTATGGTCTTATGATAAGACATCTTCTAATAACGAAATTTGTCAAGCTTTTTATTTACATTTATTTAAGTATTAACGCAATAATTTTTTCAATACCATGCCATGTCATTTCCGTTGAGTTAGTGTTGTCTATGATGCAAACAGAGGTTATAAAAAGAATTGCCGACAATCTGGGGTGCTTGATGAAGAATAAAACCAATGATAAGTTGCGTTGCAATTCTTTACGCCTTTGTCTTTCGTAATGTAAATCCTCTTTAAGTTCTTTAATTTGTTTTTGCATTTCTTCCATTTGTAAAAAAATAATATGGTAAATTTTTTGCATTTTTACTATATTAATGTTATTGTTTAATTCTTTACAAGAAAAACTTAAATAATTTTAAAACAATGCTTGACATATAAAATATTACTTATATATATTATAGTATAACTATATCAAATATTATGTCAACTATAAGTCAAATTGTACTCACAAAATCTTGGGACAATAAAAGTTATTTAGGAACAATATCGATAAATGGCAACCAATATGAATTAAATGAAAAAATGTGTAATGAAGTACTGGAATCTATTTTTGTGACAAATGCTTATAAACATGTGCAAAAAACAGATGATTTTTTTAACACAACAATTACTAACTCTTAATTTAAGTATGAAAGAAGGAATATATTTTAACATGCCAGACTCCGAATATCACTCTATACCATATTTTAGCAGATCAATGGTGCAATATGTAAATATGGGGGCAGAGGAAGCATGGCATCAAGCACCAATAAACCCAAACAAAGCATTAAATGAAAGTAGTTATGCAATGGACTTAGGAACGGCTATGCACTCAATGATACTTGAACCTGAAATCTTCAATCAACTCTATATTAGAAGACCAAAAAAAGAAGACTACACTAATAAAATCATTTTAGATAAAGTTAGCGAGTTACAAGATTTTTTAGAATCTGTTGGCGAGAAAAAAACGGGTAGAAAAGATGATTTAATTGGGCGTGCAATACCATATCTAAACCCGAACACACATATAGTGTGGGAAGGTGAGATGCATAAATTTGATACAGAGTTACAGTTGCGTGGCTGTAAAGAGCTGAATGATAACGAGATTGAAATATTAAATGCGGTGCAGGACAATATTAACAACACAAGCCAAATCAAACAAGTATTTCAAAATGGCTATCCAGAGGTTACGATTATTTGGAAAGATGAGGAAAGTGGCGTTATGTGTAAATGTCGCCTTGATTATGTAAGACCCGAGGCAATTGGTGAATTAAAAACTTTTAGCCTTAAATACAAGAAAAATCTTACAAAGTTATTATGTGATATTATAAATTTTGAAAGATATAATATGCAATTTGCTATTTACCATCAGGCGTTATCAAATATCATCAAAAAAATTAATGCAAAGAAAGCAGAGGTTTTTGGCGATGTAGACGCTGAATGGTTAGACAAATTCTTGCAAAAGCCCAATAAACAATTTCTTATGGTTTTTGTTAGAACACAAGCCCCTTATCAAGTGAGGTGTATTGAGTTAGAACAATCATCAACCGTAGGTGCAACAGATAATGAATACTTTACACAAGGATATACTGCCTTTCGTAACGCAATAAATCTCTATGCAGAGTATTTAAAAAAGCCCACACCATGGAAAGAGGAAAAAGAAATTATTACTCTTTCCGATGAAGATGTGCCAAATATTATTTTTCAAAATTAACTTTTACAAAATGTATGAAAAAATATCAAATAATATATGCTGATCCGCCATGGCAATATAGCGACAAAGCAAAGCCTCGCGGTGGTGCAGAAAAACACTACAAAACAATTTCTACACAGGATATTTGTAATCTTGGTGTAAAAGATATAAAAACAGATGATGCAATGTGCTTTATGTGGGCAACTTTTCCAAACATTGATCAAGCGTTGCAAGTTATGCAATCTTGGGGCTTTGTATATAAAACCGCTGCGTTCGTTTGGATTAAAAAAAACAAAAAAAGCAATACTAATTTTTGGGGAATGGGTGCATACACAAGGGCAAATGCTGAAATATGCTTGCTCGGTATTAGCAAAAATACAAAAGCAAAAACAATGGTCATTGCACACAATATACATCAGGTCATTGAAAGACCAATAGAAAAACACAGTAAAAAGCCCGATTGTGTGCGTGAAAAGATTGTTGAATTGCTTGGAGACTTACCACGAGTTGAGTTATTTGCACGACAAAGGGCAGAGGGTTGGGACGCATTTGGCAATGAAATTGAAAACAGTATCAACTTATAACAATCTTGAAAATGAAAAAAAAGATGGTGAGACAAGCTATGCTGAATTTGAGCAAGATTATAATAATATATAATTTTACTTGACTTTAATAAAGTATAGTTTATATATGAATAACTATTATGATAAATATGAATAATGTAAATTGGGACGATGTTGGTGAACACTTATATCATGAAAATTCTTACGCAGGACAAGAAGAGTATGCGGAAGATGAGAGCGATGATGAAGGTTCTTATATTGACCGTTTGATTGATGAAAACCTTGGTAAATAATTTTAGTTTTATGAAAAACGCTCTAAACTTTTGCATCCTAGTGGGAATAGGATGTCTAATATTATTCATAATGCTATGGAGAGAAATATTAATTATTTCATTGTTAATATTGGCTGTTTTGTTTTTATATTCAATTAACGGCGAATGCACGATTCAAAAAATGCCATCTAACTGTGCCTTTGTTTACAGCGAAAATGGCATAAAAACAAATCAAATTATGTGTGCGGACGATGAACTTATTTTACTCCAGCCATGAAAGACGATGAACTTAAAATATATAACTAATAAAAATAAAATGCAAATTATAGACTGTAAAAATTTAACTGGACTTGATACTAGATACAAAAGATACAAAAACTATGCAGGAGTGGTAAGGTTAATAAACTGTGTTAATCTGGTGGATATTAAACTCTCTAATACACAAATTACATCTTTAGAGGGACTAGAGAGCTGTGTTAATCTTAAGGTGCTTAAACTCTCTAATACACAAATTACATCTTTGAAGGGACTAGAGAGCTGTGTTAATCTGGTGGATATTACACTCTCTAATACACAAATTACATCTTTGAAGGGACTGGAGAATTGTATTAATCTTAAGTGGCTCGACATCTCTAATACACAAATCAAATCTTTGAAGGGACTAGAGAATTGTATTAATCTTAAGTGGATTCACATCTCTAATACACAAATTACATCTTTAGAGGGACTAGAGAGCTGTGTTAATCTTAAGGTGCTTAAACTCTCTAATACACAAATTACATCTTTGAAGGGACTAGAGAGCTGTGTTAATCTGGTGGATATTACACTC